GTCTGCTATGTCGCGCCACACGGTTACGGTGCAACGTATAAACGTCGAGCCGTCGGGCATTGTTATTACTTGGTTATCGGTTTCTTGTATGCGTAAATCAGGCCAGCGCTTTAATGCTTCCGCTAGGCGTGTTGGAACGTCTACGTAGTTGTCCAAATTAAAGGCCATTGGATACCACCACGTCGCAATTTTGCACACTTAGCAACTGCGCTACCTTTGCAAATTCTTTCGCGCCGTAATGCCCGTTATTGTTTTTTGGGTCCGCGCAATTAAGTAACACATTTAGCAACCACTCGCCAGCGTCTAGGTCGTCGGCTTCGTAATCGTGCATAGCAACCAGCAACGTAACTTTTTGTAGTTGGGTGTTTGGTGTTTCTACTTTTTCTTTCATGTCGGGTTATCTTTCTGTAGTCGGGTTTATTTCTTAAACGTACCGTAGCACAAGGTAGTTACACGGTTGGTAAATCCTCGATTGGCTCTAAACGGTCTGTTGTAACCCAATAGGCGCCGCCGCTTGTGTCTGCGTTGTTTTGTAGCCAATGTGTTTTAGTTGGTATTTGGTGGCCCCATGTCCAGCCCCTAATTTTGTAGTGGCAATCAAACAGCTGCACTAAAACAAACGGACTTGCCTTAAAGGTGGTTGCCTGGTTGCGGGGAACTATTAGGTTTATTTCGTCGTTTATGCAGCGTGTCGACTTAATTTGATATACGCCTACGTCACCTACAGCCCAAGCTTGTTGGTTCATTGGTATGCCGAAATGGTCCGCGAACACTATTTCGCCTAGTGCGCCGTCGATATATTTTTGTAGGCCAGGTGCAAATTGTTTACGGGCGCCGCTGGGGTGTGCGCCTTCGCCATAAGTGTTGTAGTTGGTAGTGCCGTAATTTATTGCGTCGGCTAGTTGCTGTTCGGTGTATAACCGTTCGTAGGTTTCTTGCATGGTGTCGGGTCCTTTAATGGTTTGCGTTTGGTACAGGCTTTTAAATCTTTATGGCTATATAACTTTTTTGTTGGGTTTGTTTTGTGTGGTGTTTCTTTAAGTATTTGCCCGCAACCGCGGCATTTCATATGCCAATGATTACGGCCATGGCGGCGGTTATGACAGCTGCAGCGAATTTGTGTTCGTCGCTTGGTGTGCCGTTTAAATACTTTTCTTTAAGTATTGCCAATTCGTCTAGCAATATTGAGTGGTCAACGGGCTTAGGTGCTGGTACAAAATTTGGTCTAAAAACTTCGTCTACAAAATTTTTAAATGTTTCGGCGTACTTTTCTGTATACATTTGTCGGGTACTTTCTGTTAGGCCTGGGTCGGGTATCGGGTATTCGGTCATGGGTTAGGCAACGCCCATGGGCCGTACCCTGAATTATGCCATATGGCTAGTGCGGACTTTGTATTTATGATTGGGTCGAATAGTTGTTCGCAAGTTTTTAATATGCCTTGGGCTTGTAACCAGCCATTAGGCCACGTATAAGACGGATTGCACCAAAAGCCGTTAATTTGGTAATAGCCATAACTACCGCCCGCTGTATCTTTACCGTTGTAAGCGTTTGCTTGGCAATGGCTTTCACGGTAAATAATGCGTGCTACGGTGCCCATTTCCTCTAAAGGCCAGCCCGCTTGTTGGGCTAGTTGTAACGCATATTGGCAATCTGTTAAAGGCTTAACTGTTGTAGTTGTTGTGTTAAGTAAAGGCGTCAAACTGACCGTAACGGGGGGCGTTACAGGCAGGGCGCTAGGCGCGTTATAAGCGTCGTAGGCGAACGCTAAACCTGTAAGGCTTATAGTTACAGCCGTAAAGATTTTGGCTATTAAAAAGTTCATGCAATACCCCTTTTTTCGTCGGTCTTAAAACCGTAGTAGACGCCTAGGCGCTAGGTGGTGATACTGGCTGTAAACCTTGTAAGTATTGGGTTACAGGTTCAGGGATTTTGTCGCCAGGGTAATAAAACCAATGCCAAGGTTCGGCGGGCATGACTTCGAGCGACCAGCCAAATGTTGGGCCGTGTTCGCACATAAACGCCCACGTTTCGCCTTCCATATTTGCGTAGTCAACTGCCAAACCTAAGTTGTGGCGGCTGCTACCAGGTGCAGCTAGTGGCGCATTGCCTGGTCGTAGGTAATACTTGCGGCCTTGCCAAGTTCGTGTAGTTGCGCCCTCGATAGGTTGCAACGTGTAGCGCTGTAAAAACCCTGCGGTTTGTTGCGCTGTGGACCTGTAAGTATCGCCTTGCGAAATGGGTTTAAATTGTTTGATACCTGCAGCGAACGCGGCGGCGCGTACTGCGTTGTATGCGTTGGCGGCTCGCGGGTGTAACTTGCCAAATGGTTTTATGTCTACAAGCATATTGGCGGGTAATTCACCTGGGGTAATATGGCCCAGCGTGGCAGGTAAAACCAGTTTTTTTACTGGCGGCACTACCACGGGTTTAGGGGGCTGGGGTGCCATTAGTTGGCTCGATAGGTTTGCGTTTTAAACCGTTGGCTGCAACAAGGCCGCTTAGTGTGCCTGTCATAAATACGGTAAGGGTAGACAACAAGTCGATAAATTGCGCGTCGTTTGGTGACTGCTCTAACGGCTGGGTAACAAACAAAAGGCCGTACACAAAACCTATAACGGTTAATGCAAACGTCACGGCAATAGTGCAACCTACGAAAACAATCATACGGGCATGTAAATGTTCTATTTCTGCTCGTTGCTTATCCATTAGTTACCCTTTCGCATTGGACCATTGTATTACAGCGGGTTAATACGCTGTTGCGTACTTTTTTGGGTGCGTTTTGGCGTGTTGTTTCGCAAGCGGTTAAGGCAAGTGCAAACACAAAACAACTAATTAGTAGGCGTTTCATTATGTGCAGGGCGTGTTAACGGTGGTGGTGGGTCTTGAATATGTACCCACAACACAAGTTCGCCGCCTGACAAAATCCAGCCAGTATTAAAACCATTTTCTACTAACAAATCTGCCATAGGGTCAATAATCATGCCGATATTTCCATTAAAATTATGGTGGATAATGTACCCAATACTTGTACGCCTACTGAAGCGCCAGCAAACTGATTAGCGAATTGTGTTTTATATGTTGTTGCGCTTACCGTTGCAGGACTATCTAAAACCGACGCTGAGGTGGCCGTTTGGATATTTTCTATGGTGGTATTTGTATATCCTGCGCCCAATGCCAAACTGCCCAAGTCGGTTGCCCCGCGCAATAATTTTAGGTTTACGCCATTAGCGGCATTACCCGCACTTTTGTATAAACCACTTTGATTTACAATTACCAGCACTTTGCTACTTGTTGACGACGGCGTAATAGTTGCCGTCAATGTTGTATCTGCGTAAGTTGAAACGGAACTAGACGTAGACGTAGAAGTAGAACCGTAAACTACTTGTAACACTCGAAACGCGCCGCGCAACGCGTTAAGCTGCGCTGCCTCTAAAACGTTGCCACTAACAAAAACGGCGGGTAATGCGGTTGGGGTTGCCATAATGCCTACTTTATCCTAAAACTGGTTGCGGGTCTTGTATGTCTAATTTACCGTAAATTGGGTCGTCTAAAATAAACTCGTAAACAATTACCGTAGCTGCCGTATAGAACGTAACTCTATGGCCAATGTTAACGTTTACTTGTATTTCGATACCCTCTACCGATAGTTCCTGGGCTACCTCGCCGCCTTTAATTGTGTTGGTAATCGTTATGGTGTCGCCAATGTCGACTAGCGCCAAGGTTTCGCGTTGCGCTGTTGTAAGCATTAAATAATCGGTTTGCACGGCGTTAAACGTGGCTTCGGGTTCGCCTACCAACAAGTAATTAGCCAGGCTTAAAGCTGCTGCGTCGTTGTGTAAAAGGCTATTAGTAATGCTTGTATTTTGAATTAGGTACTTGGTTTGGCTTGCCGTGTCGTTAGCAACCTCAGGGCTTGTGGCGCCTAAATGTTGAATACTGGCCCTGTTTACGATTAGGTCGGCGTTAAAAATGATGCCTAAAGAGTTGTACGGTATGTTGGTTCCGTCGTCGTGAAAGTCTGCGACACTACCTGAAAGGGTCTGCCCTACGCGTGGTTGGCTAGTAAAATAGCCTGTACGCGACATAAAAATACGGCCCTGTTCTGCTTGTTGAATTTGGTCTATATACGCTTTTACGTTTGTGCCTTCGTCAACGGTGTAGGCAGCTGCCCCGCCTAGGGTTTGGGTGCCTGTTTCAATGTCACGCGTTAAAGCGGGGTAAGCCACCTCGGGTAAATTAAGTACGGCAGATAGGCGGGCGCTCGATAGTTGCTCGGTTACGTTAAATTCGGCTAACGCGGTTTGGGCTAGTAAATAGAAATCGTCGGCGCAATACACGGTAACTATATTTTGCTGGCCCAACTGGTAGGCATAATCGTACGAAACAATTTGACCTCTAAACAATTCAATAAAAGTACCAACGCCGTTGTATCGACCAAACGAAACTTTTCGTAATGGTGCCAACGTAAATTGTTCGTTTGGGTCCACGTATGGGCTAGATGAATAAAGCGGGTTTAGGGTGCCGCCTGCCAGGCTGTCGTTTAAGTTAAATGACATTGTTCCAGCGCTAAATTGGTCGCCTACGTCACGACGCCCGCGCTTAATGTTTACATTTGTTGAGTATTCCAACATTGGGGCAAATTCTGTAGAACCGTTTAAAACAAAAGTTGTGTTATCTAATACGCCTGCCGTTGCGTTATCAAGCCTAAAACTATTAACTAAAAAGCCTGTATCTATAAATAGTTCGTAATCGCCGCTTTCAATTACTGAAGTAGCCATTATGCAACCGCGATATTAGCGGGGCCTGCCGCCCTGTTATACGCTCGAATAGCGTTTACTACGCTTTCGCCTATTTCGGCGCTGGTACTAATACCGCCGTTTACGTTTATAGTAACCCCGTCAAAAAATCCGCCTATGCCACCAAAACTGTCATTAAATGACCTAGGCGTAATAGGGTTTGCGGCTTTTGATGTAACGCCAGCGTCAAACGCTGCGCCAATTCCTTTAACATCTGCCACATTAAGGCCAGGTACAGCAAGCCCCGATTGGGCAAAATTGAACGCCGCTTGAATACCGTCTAAATATGATTTAGCGTTAGCTACGCCTGCCGCATAAAATTTATCGGCAGCAAGTAAACCGATAGCGTCTGCAGCTGTTTTACTGGCTGTAACAAGTGCGTTAGTTTCGTTAATGGCGTCTACTCCGCCAGCGATTAACTCGGCGGCAATAGCCGCGCCGCTAACATTACCAGCGTCTAAAACGAGTTGTAATGCGTCTTTAGATATACCCAATGCAAGTAAACTGCCAATTAACGCGCTGTAATCTTTTACGCCTTGTGTTTGGTTACGTAAACCAGTAAGAAAACTTGCGCCTGTATCGTTGCCAGCATTTTTAGCGTCTGCAAAATTAAGGCTGCTACCTAAACTGTCTGAAATACTTTTGCCGAAACCTTCAAACGCTTCTTGTGCGTCGGCAAGTTTGCCTTTAGCGCTATCGAGTGCCGTATTCATGCGGTCCGTTAAGGCAGCTGCCGCGTCTTTTGTTGCTTCTTCCATTTTCTTTAAACGTTCGGCTGCGGCTGTAGCACCTTTACCGCTGGTAACTCCGCTTAAACCGTCTGTTGCTGTTGTTGCGGCTTTAGCGTTTTCGGCAAGTTGTTTTGCCGCAAAACTGCTGTAATCAGATTGCCTGCCAAAATTTTGTATACCTGCAGAAAATTTATCAAAATCGGCTTTTAGTCCTTCAATGTCAAATAACTGTTTAAAACCGCCGCTACCCGCTTTTTCGCCTCGAATATCGTCAACTACTTTTACTATTTGCCCTAATGGACCTAACAAATTTAGGACCAAACTTTTAACGCTAAATAGTTGTTTGAGTTCTTGGTATGCCATGTTGGCGGCCTGGCCAATGTAGCCAACGGCGTTGGCGGTAACAAGTGCCGCTACGGCTACGGTTTTCATTACCGCAACTACTTTTGGCCCAAAACTGCCCATTTCGTAAATGGCTTGTTGTAAACCTTTTACTATGCCTTTTTCGCCGATTACTTCTGCTACACGTTCAAACGCTGGCGTTACTTTATCATTGAAAAACTTTACGGCTTTTAAAAATATCGGTAAAAATGCTTGCCCTAAATTGGTTTGGATATTTTCTAGCGTTGCGCCAAGTATTTTTTGTTGTGCGGCTAGTCCTGTTGTCGTGCGGCTAAAGTCGCCTTGTGCGTCGGCTGTTTGGTCAAAAATAACTTTTTGGGCAGCTAAAACTTTTTGTTGCGCTGTTAAAGCTTTGTTTCCTGAATATATGCCTAGTTCAGTTGCGGCGGCTTTTAGTGTTGCGTCGTCGAGTAGTACGCCGTATTTGCGTAATGGTTCGGCTTCGCCTCGTAGCGCGGACCCTAAAGCGTTTATGGCTTCGTCTACTGACGTGTTATTAAACGACGCCAAGTCGGCTGCCATTGTTACAAGATTGGTAGAAAAGTCCGATAAATCTTTTCCAGCAAGCCCAGCGGACTTACCAAAAGTGGCAAAAGTGCCCGCGGCTTTAAGTGCTGCCGTTTCCGATAAACCTAAAGCGCGGTTTGCTGTTTGCGCAAAATTTTCTACTTCCTTAGAAATGGCACCAAATACAACACTATTTTTACTTATTGCTTCGTTAAAATCTGACGCTTTTTGAATTGACTTATAAGCAAACGCGGCTACAGCTACCGTAGCGCCAGCGATAGCGGCACCTGCAATTACTGTTGATTTGCTTAAATTGCCAAACGCTTTTTGTGCTGCGTTTACGCCTTTATCGGCAAACGTCGTAATAATTGGTACGTTAATTGCCACGGCGTACCTTTAATTTTGTGTTGGTGTGTTTCATAACTTTATCGACTATGGCGGTTACTTCGTTTTCAACGGCTGGCCGTGCAGCAATTACGCCAGGTTCGGCAGCGCGTGGGTCGTAGCTGCCTTGCATTTGTAGATTGGTTACAAAACGGCCTTTAGTGCGACGCCCTGCGTGATCCCAAATAGAGCCTGCCGCGTCGCGTTGGGTAAGTGTCAACAGCTGATAGGGCCGTGCAGCAAAATCTATAGTTTCGCCTGACTTAAACGTAACGGTTCTAGCGCGTTGCCCTGACCTATTGGTCTTAATAATAAAACCTTTACGGGCGCCTTCGCTACTCCATTTTGTACCTGCACGGCCTCGAATAAGATTGCCTCGCGCCATACCTGACAACGGCGGCGCTATAGGTACCAAACTACGCGCTGCGTTTAATACAGGCGCCCCAGCGTTCTTAATGTCCTTCCGTACCTGTTTCAGGTAGTTAGGTTCAATTTCTTTCAGCGCTTTCATGGTTTCTTGAATACCTTTAATTTCTAAAGTATTTGCCAAGGTTGCCATAAAGTTACTTTCGTTGTTTGTTGTTGTCTGATAATACAGCAACAACGGTAGCCAGGTCGTCTATGTCAAAAGGTACCGACGGGGGCCACCACGAAATAGCTACCAACATTTCGGCAAGTTGGCGCCCGTGGGTGCCCCTTACATGGGGTTTGCGGCCTCGGTGTCGACTACTTCAATGTTGGTTAGGTTTTTTACAAACGTATCAAATTCGCTGGGTACAACAATTTTGTTTATTTTAGACGCTTCGTATGCCATAAAGGCTAAGTCCTCAACGCCGATACCTGCGGCCATGTCCGACGCTTTACGTTTGTATTTGCGTTCCCACATAACAATAACGTAAAGGTTTGTTACGACCTCATAAGTGTTGTCTGCGGTTTCTACTTTTAATGTAAGTTTCATTGTCTGCCTTTTGTGTCGGGCCTTTTCAGGCTTTTAATTAAACTTCAACGACGCTGTAAACCCCGCCCGTAAAGGTCACGCTAATTGCGCCTAAAGTGCCGAGCGCCATTTCGTATGGTAGCGCTTCCAAGTAGGCGCCTGTAAGCGTCATGGTTGGATTAGTTGCGGTGCCTGGGCTTGTTGCGCTTGGCGACCACGAAACAGTAGTAGACGTTCCAACAAGAGCTTTAAGTGTTGCGTAAGTTTCTGTAGCTGCAAACGATAGGTACAGGTCAAGGGTCAACGTCGAGTTTTCAAGGCCTGCGGTATAAACGCGGGAACCTGAACCAAACGCGGTACTTTCCAACGCCTCGATAGTGCGCGTAAAAGTAAGGCCGTTGCATTGGTCCTGCAGCGAAACGCTGTTAACCGTAACGTTTGGTGATGAAAGATAAGTGCTAGTAGCCATGGGCTTTACTCCT